GGCGTCATCTTATTTTGCTGGCGCAGAACCAAACGGGCCTTAACAATATCTTTTCTTTAGTCTCTAAGTCATATCAGGCCGATAATTTCTATCGCTTTCCAAGAATGGATTACAAAATGTTGGAGAAGCACAGTGAAGGGGTAATCGCCGCAAGCGCTTGTCTCGGAGGCATATATGCTGGTAATTATTGGGAAAATAGAGAGAGTGGCCCCGACGCTGTTTTAGATGCTATGCGAGAATCGACAGAAAAAATGGTTTCAGTTTTTGGAGATCGTTGGTATGGAGAGCTTCAATGGAATGGAATCGTAGAACAACACGAGCTTAACAAATATATTATTCAAGTTAGCAACGAATACGGCCTTTCTTTGATTTCAACAGCAGATAGCCATTACCCAACAAAAGATTCTTGGAAGGACCGAGAACTATATAAAAGATTGGGATTCCTTGGGAAAGGCAAATTTCCTGAGTGGCTTCCTACTGAACTTCCCGCAGATGTTGAAGAAGTTGGTTACGAAGCTTATCCAAAGAATGGCGACGAGATGTGGGAATCCTATAAATATTATTCAGATAAACTTGGCGCTTCATATGATGATGATCTGATTCGAGAGAGCATTGAAAAAACTCATCAAATCGCCCATGAAAGAATCGATTCGTTTATGCCGGATTGTACGGTAAAGTTTCCAGATTTTGTTGTACCGGAAGGTCTCACCGCTGATGATGCGCTTATCGCGTCTTGCGTTGATGGACTGCGAAATCGAGGATTGAAAGACGACAAAGAATATATTAATAGAGTAAAAGAAGAACTTTATACTATTAGCGAGAGAGGTTTCAGTGAATATTTTTTAACAATGAAGGCCATTTCAGACCGCGCATCCCAATCACAATTGACCGGCGCAGCCAGAGGATCAGCCGCAGGAAGTTTGGTGGCTTATGCTTTGGGTATAACACAGGTAGATCCTATCAAATACAACCTTCTTTTCTCTCGATTTCTGCGGAAAGACGCTACAGACTACCCGGACATCGATTACGATGTTTCCGACCCAATGAAGCTCAAAGAAATGCTCATTGATGAATGGGGAGCAAACACAGTTGTTCCAATTTCTAACTTTAATAAACTTCAACTTCGCTCGCTTATCAAAGATATTTCTAAGCTTTATGATATTCCTTTCACTGAGGCAAATTTGGTCACGTCTAAAATGATTCAAGAGGCTACTCCGATAGTTAAAAAGCTCAAGGGAATCAAAGCGGGAGTTTATGCTCCAACTTTTGAAGAAGTTATGGATCATTCCCACAGCTTAAAAAAGTTTTTGAATAAGTATCCAAACATCAAAACGCATGTTGAAGCGCTCGTAGGCGAAGTTCGTTCGGTTTCTCGTCATGCGGGTGGAGTTGTCATTGGAGAAGAGCTTGACAAGCGAATGCCTTTAATTAATAGCGGCGGCGTGACTCAGACTCCTTGGTCAGAAGGTCAACATGTGAGACAACTTGAGCCGATGGGATTTATCAAGTTTGATATTCTTGGACTTTCCACGCTTAAAATGATTGAAGGGGCGATCTATCACATACTAAAACGACATCATAATAATGTAAACCCGTCTTTCGAAGACATTCAAAAGTTTTATAATGAAAATTTACACCCAGATAAAATAGACTTGAACGACCAGAAGGTTTATAAAAACATTTTTCAGAAGGGGAAATGGGCTGGTATATTTCAGTTTACAGAAAAGGGCGCTCAAAGTTTTTGTAAGAGAGTGAAGCCAAAAAGTATTATTGATATTGCAGCAGTTACAAGTATTTACCGACCAGCCGCTTTGAGCGCGAATGTTCACAATCTTTATATGGAAGCACGAACCAATCCAAGCAATATTCGCTATGGCCATGAAATCATTAAAGAAGTTACAAAAGAAACCTATGGCTTTTTAATATTTCAGGAGCAGATTGCTCTGTTGGCTCATAAGCTTGGAAAAGACATCAGCTTGGACGAGGGCAATTCTCTTCGCAAGCTTCTAACTAAAAAGGGCAACAAAAGGAATGGAAAAAAGGAAACAATTCGTAGAAAATTCGTCAAAGGTTGTGAACTTAAGGGAATATCGGTCAAAGAGGCAGAAAAGATATGGCAAAGGTTTGAGTATTTCAGCGGCTATGGTTTTAACAAGTCTCATGCTATTTCCTATTCTATTATTTCTTTTCAGTGCGCTTGGCTTTTAAATTATTACGAACCAGAATGGATTGCAAGTTTCCTTGACAAAGAACCCGAGAGTAAAAAAGAAAGAACAATAAATATTACAAAACAATTTGGTTATAAAATCGAACCAATACATATAAACAAATCAGGAGCCGTTTGGGAGATTTCTGAAGATGGAAAAACCCTCATTCAGCCCTTGACGTCCATCAAAGGATTAGGAGAAAAAGCAATTGAACAAATCATATCAAATAGACCTTTTAACACTGTTGAAGAATTTCTCTTTAGCGAAGAGATTGCGTATTCTAAGCTTAATAAAAAAGCGTTAGATGTACTGGTCAGAGCGGAAGCGTTAAATGCTCTTGTTGACGAGCGCTTCGTAAACCTTAGACACTTTTGGCTCGCTGTTGCAGACAATCGACCGAAGAGTAGAAAGAAACTCAATGAGAATGTTGAAGAATTTAAAGATGCGGAAGATTTTACTCGCGACGAAGTAATTGAAAATAAAATAAATCTGAACGGCGTTTATCCCTTTAATCTTGTAATCACAGATAGAATCAAACAACGTCTTGACTTTCATTGCGTGAAGCCAATTTCTGAATTTGATAGCGATTTAATGGTTGCTTGGTTTATTCCTCGCGAGATCATTATAAAAACTACTCAGAAGGGCAGATTTTATTATATTGTCAAGACTCTCGACATCAATTCAGAGATGATTGATATTAAATGCTGGGGGATTAACCCGGAGAAGGACAAGATTCATTTAAATCGGCCATATATGGCAAGATTACATTACGATGAGCAATGGGGCTTTTCAACAAAACAAGCTTTAAAGAATTGGAAATTATTAGGATAAGGAATTAAAATGAATATTAAAATTTGCAAAATTCGAGAAGGCGCAAAACTTCCCACAAGAGCGCACGAGCTTGATGCTGGAATGGATATATATTATTGCCCTAACGCGGAAGAAAAATTGTATAGCACAGAAGATTATCACGTTCCACCCAAAGAGTCGCGATTGTTATCAACTGGGATAAAAGTCGATGTGCCTTATGGCCACATGCTTGAGATCAAAAACAAATCAGGAATCGCTTCCAAACGACAACTATTGGTTGGAGCTTGCGTTATAGATCCGGGTTACAGTGGAGAGGTTTTTGTAAACCTACACAATATTGGATATTCCACCCAAGTAATAGAGCCGGGAGATAAAATTGCCCAAGCAGTTTTGATACCAATTGTTCATTGCGGCGTAGAAGAAGTTGAAGCTGCTGAGTTTTCAACTCTTTATTCAACACGCGGAAGCGGCGGGTTTGGAAGTACGGGAGATAAGTGATGAAAAGATTTAAAATAGCCGTACTTATTCTTGGGATGCTTTTTCCCATCTGCGGCAATGCTACTCCACCAGTGATTGAGTCTAATGCTTATTGGGTAACGACGAAAACGTGGACAAACGCTTATGAAAATTTGATCCGTGTAAAAGCCGTTGCAGAGGGCGTTGCCTATATTGCCCCCTTGAAAGGGAACGGTCTAAGGGACAGGCTACACAAAAATAAGGCACGAGATACTATAGTTTTTATTCCCAAGAACGCCACGTTTAAAAAGTCGTTAGATATAATTTTTTATTTTCATGGGCTGGGAGGCTTTAAAGAAAGAGACTTTAAAACAAGAGTTCTGAGGCATACTAAATCTTTTAGTTTAGAAAAAAATTATATTATTGTAGTTGCCGAGATGCCATGGTCTAAAAATACTTCAACGCCAAGGTCGCGCCAAGGTCGCGTTTTTACAGGAAAAAACCAGTTTTCTGATTTTGTAGGTTCCGTTTTGGATGTTGCCAAGGTCCATTTTAAAAGCACTTGCAAACAGACTTGTCCCTATTTGCCATATTCACACCCCACTAGAAATTTAGCGGTGGACAGTGTGTCGCTGATAGGCCACAGTGCCGGTGGAAGCGCACTTATGTCTATATCTCGCTCTGGAGGATTAAATTGGTTGGAAGATGTTGCTAAAGTTAAGACACTAAAAGTGATTTTTTCAGATGCTTCTTACGGGTATTGGCTTGATACCGCGTGGAAACATTTTAAACCAAAAACAGACATTTCGATAAACTTCATTGTATTAACAAGAAAGTTTGATAAGCCTTATAGAAACGCAAAAAGATTTTTGAAAAGATTTAAAATCACACCACAAAACATCACACACCATGTTTTTAATAGACGAACGACACATGCCGACATTGGAGATCAGTCCCTCATTTGGGTATATCTTTCTGATGAATCTGGCTGTGGCGAAGGAGAGATAGAATGAGCAATCAAATGAGTAAGAATTTTAAAAAAACCGAATTTAAATGCCGCGACGGTTCCGAGACGCCTGATGAATTAATGGACAATTTAAGAGAACTGGTGGATAATCTACAGATTATTCGTGATCACATTGGTGTTCCAATGCATATCATCTCAGGATATAGATCACCAAAATATAATAGAAAAATTGGAGGCGCAAAAAAATCGCAACACATGAAAGCTAAAGCCGCTGACATCGTAGTTAAGAGTCTCAAGCCAAAAGAATTAAGAGAAATTATTATTAATCTAATTAAAGAAGGGAAAATCAAGACAGGCGGTGTCGGCCTATACCGCAGTTTTGTTCATTACGATACTCGCGGCTGGAACGCGAGATGGAAAGGAAAGGGCGTTAAAGATTTTAGAGGAGATAACTAAATGAGCTTACACTATACTTTAAGAAAAGGAGACGAGGGCCAAGAGGTCAAGAGACTCCAAAGCAAACTACCAGTCGCCGAAGACGGCAATTTCGGTTCCAAAACCGAAAAAGCAGTAAGAGAATATCAACAACATAATAATCTAACGGTGGACGGTCTTGCAGGCAATCAAACCCTAACAGCTTTGGGAATAAGTGTGCTTCCAGCGGTAGACTTATCCAGTTGGAACGGGATTGTTGATTTTAAAAAAATGAAGTCTGCCGGTTGTTCCATTGCATGGATTAAGATCACAGAAGGAACGACGCACCAAAATCCCGGCTATCAAGAAAAGTTTGATGATGCGCGAAAAGAAGGTTTGACGGTGGGTGCATACCACTTTGGACGACCAGACACTTCTGCATCTGATCCACAAGATTGGGAGAAAGAAGCTACTAACTTTCTACTCCAGCTTGAAAAAGCTGGCTGTCATCCCGGTGATTTGTTACCCGTTCTGGATTTAGAAAAAGGAATGAAGACTGATGACAATTACAATGTGAATTGGTGTTTGAACTGGTTGGAGCTAGTTGGAAATGAAACGAATACGAGGCCATTAATCTATACGGCACGTTGGGCATGGCAACTTTTTGTGATGAAAGCAGAAGATGACTTGCAAGAGAAACTCGCTGAATATCCTCTTTGGCTCGCAAGTTATAATGATGGCATCGAACCGGAACGTAAAGTAAAAATTTGGGATGCTTGGGATGTGTGGCAGTACACTGGTTCAGGAGAAATCGATGGATGCAAAGGGCGAGTTGATCTGAATTGGATTGCCGGTGGTCAATTGAAAAGTTTACAAGTTCCATCTACTTGTGATGATTGCTGTTGTACGGAGTGCGTATGTCATCCTTAAAGCGCAAGTTTAGTAGAAAAAACGCTATCAAAGCCAAGAAAAATGCCGAAAAAGATTTAGCCGCTAAAGTTTCTTTATTTGGAGAAATAGCTGATGAATGCTTGACATGTAAAAAAAGTTTTGATAGAATGGATCGAGAGCAAGTTTCAACATGGAATGTTGTTGTACGCGAGCGAGAAGAAAAAGTTAATCTTTATTGCCCAGACTGTTGGAAGAAAGCAATTGATTTGGTTAAAGAAATGCAAGAAGGCCTCTTAAAAAGAAGAGAGGAAAGGAAATAATAATGCAACAAACTCATTTAATTTATAAAAAAGGTTTTCCGATTGATATGGAAATTGCCGAACAACTTAATTTATTGGACAGTTTTCTTCTATGGGAAGAAGAACAATCCTCAGATATTTTTTGTGAACAGTTTGAGGAAAGATTTGGCATTTACCCCGAAAGTCTTGAGCGATTTATATATGAGCACGATGGACGAATTCAAAACTTGGAAGGCTTTGAGTGGAACACTGCTTATGTGCTTTTCGATGACATTGAAAATTCATCCGAGTGGGAAGAACTTGAAGAAACACTGGAAGAACAAGAAATTGATTTTGAGGAGGGACAATGGCTGGAGATAAACTAAGTAAAGAAGACCCCATTAACCATCCAAACCATTATAACATAAATAAAGATGGCGAGAAAGCCATTGAAACCTTCAGCTACATTCGTTCTTGGAAGATGGATTATCCTGAAAGCAATATTATTAAATATGTCACCAGACATCCCTACAAAGGTAAATCGCTCCAAGACTTGAAAAAGGCTCGTTGGTATCTTGATCAACTAATCAAAGAGGTAGAAAATGAAAACAGCCCTAACGTATGATGACGTTTTGCTTTTGCCACAATATTCTGATATAAAAAGTCGTAAAGAAGTTGATATTGGTAATGATTTGGACGACAAGATTCATTTAGATTTGCCAATTATATCTTCTCCCATGGATACCGTAACAGAATCAGCAATGGCAAAAGTTATGTACGAACTTGGTGGCTTGGGAGTGGTTCATCGTTACAATTCTATTGAAGAGCAAGTAAGAGAACTAATTGAAGTTCCACTTGCCGCAGCAGCGATTGGTGTAACGGAAAACTTTAAAGAACGCGCAAGAGTTTTAGTTTCTGCCGGAGTTGATATTTTATGCGTTGACGTCGCGCATGGACATCACATTTTAGTCGAACAAGCGATTAAAACCTTAAAAGATCTTTTTGGAGACACGGTTCATATTATGGCAGGAAATGTGGCTACAAAAGAAGCCTTTGATGATTTATCAGATTGGGGGGCCGATAGTATTAGATGTAATATCGGTGGAGGTTCAATTTGTTCTACTCGAATACAAACCGGCCACGGTTTACCGGGACTTCAGACTATTATTGATTGCTCTAAATCTGATGGAAAAGCCAAGATTATTGCCGATGGTGGAATCAAAACAAGCGGAGACATCGTTAAAGCTTTGGCCGCAGGAGCAGATTTTGTTATGCTTGGCTCAATGCTTGCCGGAACCGCAGAGTCTCCGGGCAATATTATCAAAACCGAATCTGGAATCTTGAAACAATATCGAGGCATGGCGAGCAAAGAAGCTCAAATGGATTGGCATGGTCGCACAAGCTCTAATGAGGGCGTAAGCACTTATATTGATTTCAAGGGTTCCGTAACTGAAGTTCTCGGAGATCTAAGAAAAGGAATAGCTTCGGGCTTATCTTATTCTGGAGCAAGAAATTTAGCAGAGTTTAGAGAAAAAGCTATTTTTGTTAGACAAACCCCATCAGGCCTCCAAGAAAGTAAAACTCATATATTGTTTTAATGACAAAGAAAATACCAGAAGGTGGAAAATACATTCAATTTCCTTCGCTTGAAGCCTTGGATGTAAACTTGATTATCAAGTTGAAGTTTGACGATATAACAAAATTCTTTTTCTTTAATGAATACATGAAAGCATACTTAGCAGAAGATCCAGCTTTGATGCCGTTTATAGAAAAAGTTAAAGAGAAAAGTATGCTCGCAAGAAAATTTAGATTAAAGAAATCAAAAGTTTTGCGTAAAAAAGAACAAGAAGTGATTAGGCGTTTTGGTCTCAACGAAGAAGATGTTGAGAACATATTTGATTTAATTGCTTCCGATGAAATTTAAAAAAAGGTGAATTATGAAATTATGTGCAACTAAGTGCCTAGAAGAGAAGAAAAGCTGTGAAGAAAGTGATTGCCGCCAGTGGATTGATTATTGTAAAGATTTCAATTGCTCGCGAATTGCTGTTAAAAAAAATGGGTCAATGACCCTGCAGGAAGTGGCTAAGAGATTACAATTATCTCATGTTCGAGTTTCCCAAGTGGAAAAAGAAGCATTAAGAAAACTTCAAAAGAAGATTTTAGAGAAGAAGTAACTAATTATTACATTGAATATTGGTATATTGCCCAGAGCGGCGTTATAATAGGAGAAACCAAATGAGCAAGAAAAGTCTATTAAACGAAGGGACCATTCGTAGATTTATGAAATTGGCAGAGATTGAGCCTCTGACAAGCCCTTTCATGCAACGTCTCGATGAGGCACCTGAAGACGAAACCGAAGAATTGGATGTCGAACTTGACGCCCCTGATATGGGTGGCGAAGAGGGTGGCGAAGAGCTTGACCTTGACTTGGGTGGCGAAGAGGACATGGAAATGGACCTTGGCGACGAAGATGAGATGGACATGGAAGGCGAAGGCGATCCCATGGAAACTTTGGCCGATGAACTTAAAGATGTTATCGTTGACAAACTCGAAGACATGATCGAAGACGGCACCCTCGAAATTAGCGATGGTGAAGAGGCCGAAGATATCGACCTTGAAGATGCCGCCGAAGAAGGCGAGTTTGACGCTGACGTCGAGGCTGACGTTGATGTCGATCTTGATGACGCTGACGTGGATGTCGAAGCATCTGAAGAAGAAATCGTAGCTGAAGTGGCTCGCCGAGTCGCAAAACGCATTCTTTCTGCACGACAATAATTTGCATAACATACCCTTTTGGAGTTAAACATGTGGGAGTTCTTTTGGTTTTTCCTTGGCGCATTCGTTTATACGTTTCTATCAAAATTATTCCACATTTTCAGCAAAGGTGCTTTCATTCGTGAAGTAAGATTTCTTGCAATTCATTTAATCGGGCAAGCCTTTATTGAACTTGTCTCTATTCGCTCCTTTAGAAATGAAATTTTAAAAAAGAATTTAGCTGAATCAGAAGAACAATTAAAATTAATTCAGAATGAAGATGAATTGTTTTTGCAAGAGTGGCAATCAAGAGCCATTGAAAATTTCAACAGTGCATTACCACCCATTTACAGACCTTTTGTTGAAATAAAAGACTGGGAGGAACTAACTACTTTATTAGTAGAATATCATAACAAGGCCATGAGAGAGCCAAAGGGGAAATCCTATGACCGATAAGACTCAGGAAGATGACGCTAACGACGAGGGCACAGAAAAAAGCCCAAATGATATATTTAAAATAAGTTTTGCCGAGCTACCCCAAGAATCGCAACACTCGCGAACAATTCCATTGTTTGGAAACCTTGACGAAGAAAGGGTTGAAAATATTTGCTTGGCCCTTCTGGCTCTAAAAGATTCATGTTGTCAGGAGAAATTAACCGACCCCAAAGATCCAGAATCAGAAGTTGAAGTTTTTCACAAACCAATTGATATTTGTATTTCAACTTGGGGTGGAGACGCCTTGGGGATGTTTGCCATTTACGATCTCATGCGAATGATACGAGAAGAATGCGAAATTAACACATTTGCCATCGGAAAAGTTATGTCGGCAGGAGTTTTATTGCTCGCTGCTGGCACAAAGGGTCAACGCAAGGTTGGAAAACACACAAGAATTATGATTCATTCAATACGAGGTGGTCATTATGGCCCAGTTCATACCTTAGAAAATGAAATGGAAGAAACTCGCTGGATTCAGGAGCAACATATCGACGCTCTTGTAAAAGAAACAAAACTCACTAAACGACAATTTAAGAAAATGTTAGATAAAAAAGTTGATGTCTACTTGAACGCTGAAGAAGCTGTAGAGTATGGAATAGCTGATATTATTGTTTAATTTAAGATTTTCAAGGACTAATTATAATTATGGCAAAAGTTAAAGATTTGGTGAAGAATTATTTAAACGCACCAGCCGAGTTAGGACTAGATAAATTATTTCACTTAATCAAAGAAGTTCAATCTTTGCCCCCTTATCTCGAAGAAGATTCAGAATCGCCCAGTGTTGACCCCGGAGAAGAAAAAACTTTTAGTATCGCTTTCCCTAAGATTAGAATCACTGAAGACTTTGGCAAGATTGGCACGGAAGACCGTGAAATCATTGAAAAATTTGCCAACAACATTACAGGCGAAACGCTGGAAGATAAAATTCTTGCCTTAAATAACATTTTAACAGAGAAGAAAGAAAGCGCTACTATTGGAGAAATTCTTTCAACAATGGTAATGTCTGAAATTTTATCTGCAATTATAACAAACTTTACGGAAGCCGCTGGTGGATTTATTTTTGAGGGTTTTCTTGC